GTCCGGTTACATCTGGCAGAGATTCAATGTAAGCTGCCCGTTCAGTAGCTGTTGGTAGTTCAGCCAATCTAGCGCCCTGTTTAGCGGCTTCCAAGCCCATCTGCGTGGCTTGTTTCTGTCCCTGATATCCAAGCAAGGACGCAATTAAAGCACCGCCTAGCGTGATTCCTAGCGCCTGTGCTGGCTTTGTTGTTGGAGTAATGAGACTAGGAAGTGACTGAGCCAAAGTAGCTCCAGCCAAACCATAAGGGGTTTCGGTAGGTGCAAATTGAAGCGCCGCCAATGCTGAAGCTAAATCACCCGTTGCCATAGTTAATTACTTCCTAGATAAATTGCCGCCATAAATGCTGCCAAAAGCGCCAGCAGCAGCCTGAGCCCCACTAGTCCATGGACTGGTAGTTGGTTGTTGCTCCTGATATCTGCCAATTGTTTGTCCCAATAAGTATTGATTAAAAGCCGCCATTGGATCAGCACCACCACCACCGCCGCCACCACGAGGCGTAGCTTTAATAGTTTGCAATCGATATTTCTGTTCCAAAGCCGCTAGTTCTTTTGCATAGGCTTGCTGTTGAGCCGCTGCCTCTTGGGCAGTCCTAGCAGCAAATTGACCCATATACGGAGTTTGAAACTGTTCAGCAATTTGACCAGGCATAAGTGCTGAACTCTGAGCCTGTTCAAATGCTTGCTGTTGAACGCCCTGCCTTGCTAACAAGGCTTGGTTCTGAGCCTCTTGGCGAGCCTGATTCTGAGCGTCTTGTAACTCTCTAAATCGCCGCTGGTATTGCTCACCACTCGGACTCCATCCTTTGTTGGCAGCTTCCTGATCCAAATCAGCTTTTTGCTGAGCAAATGCTTTTTGATTACGAATATCAAACTGACTCATTATAGCGTTGTACGCCTGGTCTGATGTTTCGCCATAAACTGGCTGGTACTGCATTTGAAACTTGCTTGGGTCAAATGTTTTAGCAAATCCACCCATTTGATTAATAATGTCAGCACTTGTTTGACCTACTTGCTGATCCATGGTCGGGCCTGGCGCTGCGGGCTGCTGAGGTTGCGGTAATGCCGTAAGGCGTTTACGCAATTTAGCAATCTCAGGGTCGTTTGGACGACGTTTGGTTAAATAGTTAATACGAGTCTGTATCCTAGCAGCTTGCTGCTCAGGCGTTGATGTACTCTGTGCTTGTACTTGTGGGTCTACACCCATTGCTCCGTTTGCCATATTTATACCTGTCCACCCAAATCAAAACGTATCTCAAAGCCGTATATTTGGCAGCTCGTATTTTTAATTGTTCCGCCAAATCTGACTGCCGCACAATGGCCCTGGCCCTTAACTGCAAATCTATCAAAAATGTATTCTGTGTCTGATGACCAAGACGAACCCCAAGGAGTGTATGTTGGCGATCCACCAGTGCTGCCCCAGGCCGTAAAAGTGCCAGGAGAGGTAGTAATGGAAGTTACCGTAGGGCTCCTCTGAAAGTTGGTATCCAAACCAAGAGCAAGAGTAATTCCACGTCTGGTCTTTAATAACGGGCGAATGTCTTTAAAAGCCTTATAATTGCCTCGACTATCATAAAAGGAAAAAGCAGTTCGCCCAGAAAACGTAATTGCTTGGCCGGTTGACGTAGCTGTGACAGCATCCGCATAACCCGTTTCCCCCTGCCAAATGACTCCAGTTGCTGATCCATAAAATGGCAGATTCTTAAATACAGTTGCCTGATGATTGTGAGTTGGATCGAACAGTCTAAATACTGTCCATCCTTTGGTATCTAAACTAAAAACCAAGAAAAAACTGGTACTAGAACTATCAGGCACGTTTACATAAACACGACGGCCTGCTGACCAAAAGAAGCCATACCACGAATGATTAAATGGGATTGCCGTAGCATACTCGGTAATAATGCTATTAATGCGCTTACCAACAGCGTTCAATGCTTGCTCTGGATCCGTCTCAAACAATGCCGAAAGTGGTACAATCCCTTGTTGAGTAAAAATCCATGTATCGTTGTTTACTCGAACAAACGATCTAAATCCTAGCGGTTTACCAATGTAAAATCGTGCTACTTGCCCCCAGTTCGCAGCATCGGGCGCATCACCAGCATACATGATGATTTCACCTTCACTGCTAATAGCATAAAAATACTCAGCAGAAGTTGAAGCGGTTTGATTTGTAAATGAACCCGTCCAAAGTAGATATCCACCTTGGGTTAGGTTATATGATAAATCCTCTGATTTGAGAGTAGGAGATCCAGTTGCGCCTGTCTCATCTACTTTGCTATACCAAATCTTGGCAGTATTTTTTTCGACATAAATGACTCGACGCTTGTAAGCTGAAACTGAATTTAGATTATAAAGCGTAACGCCAGTGTATGTTACATTAATAGCTGTCCCAGCTCCCGTATAAACCTGGGCTTCATTTCCTGCTGTACCGGCATTGTTACAAAGATATATATTGTTGTTGAGGATAGCCCAACTGAATTCACCAGAAGTATGCGGCGTTGCTTTGGTAATATCAGTAGCTACCCCGGCTTCCGAAACAGCAAACAATTTAGTAGCCGTACCAATAATCAGAACAGTTGTTCCATCAGCTTTTGGCAGTCTATGAATAAACTGGATCTCGCCTGATATAGTGGCACCAGTAGTGGCAAATTGTTTATAGCCCAAACGAACAGTTGGAGCTGTTGCACCAGGAAACACATTGGTTAATTCCAAAGCAAAATTTGGATCCATCTGATCGATGGGACTTACCAAATCTAGGCCACCATATGGAGGTGGCATTGTATACCCTTGATGCGCCATAACTTAATTACAATGGTGTTGGCTTACGTCCCGGATACATTGCAGCAAACTGCTCCCATGAAAACTGTTGAGGTAGTCTTTGCTGTGGGCCCGGAACATTTTGCAAATCAAATCCTTGTCCCGGCGTTTGTGGCCTGGGCATGGGTGGTGGAAGCTGCTCTAATCCGGGATATTGCTGAGATGGTTGACGTATTGGCATTGGAGCGTATCCACGCTCTCTTGCTTGCTGCAATTGATGCCAAGCATCTGCATACCAATTAGTCCTGATAGGCTCTCGTCCAGACTGTTGCATTTGGGCAAGTTCAGCAGCAGCACGTTGATTCATTTCAGGAGTAATTACCGGCGACTGACGCTGGTAATCTTCTTGAACACGATATGCCTTTTCCGCTGAAGCATCTGGGCCATTTGGTTGATACTTTTGTAAATTAGCTCGAACCTGTTCCAAACTTATTGGATCATAAGCAGGTGGCGGCATGGCCGGTCCCTGCGTTGGTGGTCGTCGATATACACCAGGTGATACTCTTACTGTGCCTGGCTCTTTTGCCAAAGCTGATTTAAGTTTAGTTCCCTTTTTCATTTGCTTTTCCCCGTTTTACCGTAATTGACTTGCAATGCTTGTCGAACTGTTTTAGCTGGCTCGATGTGTCCTTTATCATTCATATACATACCTGGCGACACTCGAACTACCTCACCTTTTCCAGGCTTGGGTGGTGGTGGTGTTTGAACTCCAACCCCAGCTTGTTGAGCAAACTTAGATTTACCCAAAACAGCATTGATATTAGCTAATACATCTTGTTCATTTTTAGCGTTGGAAGTGACAGCATTTACCAACATGCCAGTATATTGACCTGGAAAAAACTTACGTTTTGGATCATCGGCACCATAGATATTACGAATCATTGGATCGATTTTATCTGTAGCAAATTTGGCTAATGGATTAGAAAAGTCTACATCCCAAGCATTACGACTTGTTTTGCCGTCAATGTTTTCACCAACATTTTGATATTTAGTTTTGCCGTCTAACCCAACATTAAATTTGGTACCATCGGCCAAAGTTACATGGTCAGAACCTTTAATTTGTTCTGTAACACCAGCCTCTCGCAAATCACCACGGAATGAGTCACGCAGTTTTTGAGGAATTGATTTACCACTCGTCATCATAGCGCCAACTGAACGCTTGCCCATTAAGCGTAATGCTATATTTGGTAATCCTCCGGTTGCCATGTTAACCGCTTGATTTGCCCAATCAGCACGAGTTCCTTTACCTCGAACAATATCTTTCATTCCACTTTCCCAGATATTGTTTAACGCTATAGCGCCTACTGCTACGGGTAACGCTACTGAACCAATAGAACCAAGAGTAGAGGCTCCGCCTGTCTCCAATGCACCTGCGCCACCAAGTAGAGTTGGTTGTGCTACAGCGCCAGTAGTACCTGCGGTGCCAGCAACTCCAGCGCCAGTAACCCCAGCACCCGTAGCACCAGCACCTGTAGCTCCGCTACCAAACAATCCGCCTATAGTTGGAAAACCACCAGCAGCTTCACCAGCTAACAAAGCTCCACCAACTAAACCACCAGTTTGAGCCCAACCAGCCTGTTCCTGCTGCTTCTGTTGTTTTCGTGCTCGCTCTTCTGGCGTCTCACCTGGACC